ATTTTTTGCAAAGTACTAAAGACCAGTTTTTTCAAGGTGGTGAGTATCCATATGATGTAGCAAGTAATGAACCTGTAGGTGGTGACATAGAAAATCTACAGCCTACCGCTGATGCTGTGCAAATGATGACAGCACCTCTTACATTACAACCTTTAGATAATTTAATTGATCAAACTATACAAGGTCTTAATTATGAACTAGCTACTGATGATGAAGTGCAAAGCTATTTAAAATCTCTTGATTATAGAAACGAAGTTAGAGATTTTTACAGAAAACAACAATTAGAGTTTCCTAGCTCTCCTTATGAAAATATATTCTTACCTGAAGAAGAAAAACTAAGCTCTATGGGATTAACAGAAGTAGAGACTAATGATGCTCTTAGAGAATTCATGAACACTCAGGATTATAAAGATAAAACTAACATTTTAACTAATCCTGATTTAGCAGAAAAAAGAGCAGGGATAGAATCAAGATTATTTGCTAATCAATTAAAACGTGCACCTTTATATTTAAGTAATGCTTTGGTAGAAACATATCAAGCTGTGTCACCTACTGCTTATGCGGGCGACGCGATAGAGAATCTTGCTGATATAAAAGAAGGAAATCATTATCTTGAAAGAGAATTAGAGTATGCAAAAAGACAAGGAGAAGATGTTAAAAACATATATGATTTGTTCTTACCAGGTAATTCTCAAAATCCTATTGACCCTAATACAGGAGAAGCTGAAAGACCTGAAGGATATACACGTAAAGAAATAGATGACAGAATAGCTTTTTCAAAACAATTACGAGTTCCAGGTCAAATAACATTAAGTGATATTAAAAGTTCAGCAGGACAGTTTGCTTTAGCGGTATCTCCCGCGTTTATGGGTTCAGGTATTAGATCGAGATTAATTGAAACCGTAAATAGAGGTGATATAGGAAAATTATCTAAATTTTTTAAAGTCGCTCCTCAGCTGATGGGGTTTCCAACAAGGCAGGATATGGCTAATTTTTTTGGAACGGTATTAAAAAAACTTCCAAAAGAAATGGTGAGCAAAAATGAAAATCTTATTAACTTATCGATGTTAGTTGAACAAATATCATCTAAAAAAACAATGGAAAACTTAGATGAGTACTACGCTAATATAAGGAATGAATTAGAAAATCCTCAATACGCAGCGCAAAGAGAGATGTTAAAAAACAGATTAATAGATATATATCAAAATCCCGATACTGCAGAAAATGTTGTAGATCCAAACAATTATGATAAGATACTTCAAGAGGCAGGGCTATATGAAGAGATGCCAGAATTTGTCTACGATATGGCTCAACAAGAAGCAAACAAGGTTATTTATAAAAAACATTATGAAATGCTAGGAAAAGAACCACCAGAATTAAAAACTATGCAAGACGATACTTTATTTGAAGAAGCAACAGGTATAGACCTTGCACCTGGCGAAAGAGAAACACCTCCTTCTAATATTAGAAACATGGCCATGGGCGGCGATCCAGGACAGTTTACTGATCCACTACGTACACCTGACGACAGTGGTATTGATGTAAGAGGTATTCAAGAAGAAACACCTTACATGAGTATAGATGATTTAGATTTGTTTGAAGATGCAAATTTAAAACCAACAACAGAAAACAATTTACCTCCACAGGTAGAAATGGCTTCCGTTAATATTTTTGGTAAAGCACCTGGATGGGCAGTTTACTTAGATAAAAAAAGTGACATCCTTAAAGGTGGTAATCAAACAAAAAATTTAATTCGTATTGGTGACGAAGTAGCAGAAGCTACAGCAACAACAGGAGAAGATGTTAATAGATTCTATTCAAATGTCGAAGCAAAATTACTAGATCCTAGTGTTCCTGATGTTTTTGAAACCCCTGCTGATCTATATAACTTTTTTCAATCACGAAATATTAACAAGTTAGAAGTAGAAGATTATCAATTACCACAGTTATTTACTTCTTTGTTTCAAGCAGGTCAGCCTGTTACCAAACAAGTATTATTAAATAGAATTAAACAAGCCCCTATTCGTAAACTAAAGACAAAAACATTTGGTTTTAGATCGGATATAGAACAACAACAATCAGGCGTATTAGAACCTGATTTTGTTAATTCTAAATACGGTAATCAGTATTATGAAAAAGGAAGTTTGCCTAATTCTTACAGAGAGCATGTAGTGTACCTTGATCCGAGTGACATTCCAGGTGATCCTAAGTCTTATGCTAATTCTACTCACGACTTTTTTAGAGGTGATGAAGCGTACGTGGTCGGGTGGTCGCGGCTCACGGACCGTCCAGCAATTGTACCTGGAACATCTACACAGCTGTCAGGAGATACGACAACAAAACTTTTAGAGCTTGAAAAGAAAAGAGATAGACTAACAAGTGTTACAAATAAATCGGCGCAAGACATTGTTGATCAATCTGGTGGTAGAGTAAGTATAGAACAAGCACAAAAAAATATTGATAATGCAAATAAACAGTTAGTAAAAATACAAGACGACATAGATAATTTTGGTTCTGGATCTCAACAAGCTGTTACTAATGATCAAACAGTTAATGTAACTTTTGCTGATGAGATACAGTCAGATATATTTCAAACATATAGAAAATCTCTACAACAAATAAAACAAGAGTATCAACGACTTGTTGAAAAAGGAGTGAATTTAAAAGATACATCGATAATACAGCGAGAAAGAACAGGAAATATAAGCCCTGAGCTCATAAAATTTTATGCAAAGCATAAAGACATACTACGCCCTGTTTTTAGAACAGAAGACGATTTTGCAGGTCATATTTTAGAATTACAGAAATCAAACGCTGTATTTAAAGATTTTGCTAATATACGTCCTGGCACTTTAACACCGCAAGATATGGTTCCAATTCAAGAGGCGGCAAAGAAACGTGATAAAGTATTAGAATTTTTTGATCAAGCCGTTGTTTCTCCAGAAACAATGCGTGATTTATTTCCTAATATTCCTTTTAAAGATAGAAAAGCATGGGGAGATGTTATTGTGAAAAACGATTTGCATGCAGCAGCAAAAAGACTTTTTGTAGAGAAGGATCCCAACGCGCCAACATGGTATGCTATTTCACCAGCAGAACTTGTCGCAAAACGTTACGGGCAGGATGGGACAACAGCTACGGCTTTAGCAGATAGAGCAGGGAAAAAAGGCGTGGGTACATATGAGTTTTACGGAGGCCCTGATGCTACAGACGTGAGTGGTAAGCACTATACAAGTGTTCTTGAGCAATCACTAAAAAGAGCGGCAAATATAAATAACGCAGAATTTAAAATAATTAAAGTAGCAGTTGGAGATCCTAGAAGTAGTAAAAAAGTTATTCAAATTATGGACATGAACGATCAAAGCATATTGAAAACCATCAGAGTAAAAAAAGACGGATTGGAGAATGCTATGCAAGAAGCTACTGATTTTATTAATAGCTCTGATAATGCACAAGATCTGTATACAAAGACAACAAGTATACCTTCGGGCTTTAAAACTGTGGACTCTTATGCTATAAAACTAACACCTGAAATGGTATTACCTTCAAAAACCCATTTGGCAACAGGCGGTTTAGTGAAATATGATCCGTTGCCTAATATTGAAGAATTAATAGGAGTAGCTTAATGGCCGTTGACAAAAGAATAGATCCAAATGAACCTCAAACAGTAAATGATGCTTTGATGATACCTCCACGAGTTGGAGAAACAGTAGAGCTAGAACCAGGAACAGACGATCCTCTTGTAGAAATAACAGAGGATGGTGGGGCTATTATTGGTGAACAAGAAGAAATACTAGAGGAAAGTTTTGATTCAAACTTAGCTGAGTTTATTGATGAAAATGATTTAGGAGTTATAGCTAGTGAATTATTTGATCACTATCAACATGATTTATCTTCAAGAAAAGAATGGGAAGAAGCATATAAAAAAGGTTTAGACTTACTAGGATTAAAATATAATGAAAGATCACAGCCTTTTCAAGGGGCAAGTGGAGTTACACACCCACTACTGGCTGAGAGTGTTACGCAGTTTCAATCACAAGCTTACAAAGAACTATTACCAGCAGGTGGGCCAGTAAGAACACAAGTTATCGGCGAGGTAACTAAAGCAAAAGAAGATCAAGCACAAAGAGTACAAGAGTTTATGAACTATCAAATCACGCATGTGATGGAGGAGTTTGATCCTGACCTTGATCAAATGTTATTTTATTTACCTTTGTCTGGTTCAACTTTTAAAAAGATTTATTATGATGCAGGAATAGGTAGAGCTATTTCTAAATTTGTTCCAAGTGATGATTTAGTTGTTCCTTATAACGCTACAAACTTAGAACAGTCTGAAAGAGTAACACATGTTATTCGTAAATCAGAAAATGAAATTCGTAAATTACAAGTTTCTGGATTTTACAGAGATGTTGATATCAAACCAATGGAGTCTGACGATAGAATTCAAGAAAAAGAACAAGAAGTTTCTGGAATTAGAAAAGTAGGATATGCTGATGATGAATACACTTTATTAGAGGTACATGCTAATTTAGATGTTCCAGGTTTTGAAAGAGAAGATGGTATAAAAGTTCCTTATATTGTAACTATTGACGAAGGTTCTAATAAAATTTTATCTATTTATAGAAACTACAGAGAAGATGACGAAAATTTAAAAAAAATAGAATACTTTGCTCACTATAAATTTTTACCAGGATTAGGTTTTTATGGATTAGGATTAATACATATGCTTGGTGGTTTATCAAGAACTGCAACAGCAGCACTTAGACAACTAATTGATGCAGGGACGCTGTCTAATTTACCAGCAGGTTTTAAAGCAAGAGGACTTCGTATTCGAGATGATGATTCGCCAATACAACCAGGTGAATTTAGAGATGTCGATGCACCAAGTGGTGACTTACGTGCAGGACTAATGCCTTTACCATATAAAGGTGCTGATCCAACTTTATTTCAATTATTAGGTTTCGTTGTTCAAGCAGGTAAAGAATTTGCTACCGTGGCTGATCAAAAAATCGGTGACAGTGTAGCAGCAAATGCACCTGTAGGAACAACAATGGCTTTAATGGAAAGAGGCATGCGTGTCATGTCCGCTATTCATAAAAGATTACATTACGCACAAAAAATAGAATTTAAATTACTGTCGAAAATATTTAGCGAGTCTTTGTCACCTCAATATCCTTATGATGTTGTTGGAGGAATAAGATCTATTAAAGAAGCAGACTTTGATGATAAGATAGATATACTTCCTGTTTCTGATCCTACTATATTTTCTATGTCTCAACGTGTTACGTTGGCACAAACACAATTACAACTGGCACAGGCTGCACCACAAATGCACAACATGTATGAAGCATACAGACGTATGTATCAAGCAATGGGAGTGCAAAATGTAGATGCTATTCTCCCTGTTCCAACCCCACCTCAGCCTCAAGACCCAGGAATTGAGAATGGAAGCGTATTATTAGGAAAACCTTTACAGGCATTTAGAAATCAAAATCATTTAGCACATATGGATTCACATAGAGCATTTTTTTCAAGCATTTTAGTTAAGAATAATATACAAGCTATGACCTTGTTAGAAGCTCACATTATGGAACATGTGTCTATTCAAGCTAGAGAAGAAGTTGAACAAGAAATGCAAGAACAAGTTCAAGAATTAGCACAAAAATTTGGTGGTCAGATGCCTCAAGAAGAACAAGTTAAGCTTCAAGAAATACTAGAATCCAAAGTTGCTGAAAGAATTACTGAAATGACAGAAAAAATGATAGCTGAAGAGCAAGAAATGATGGCAGAACAAGGGGAAGACCCTCTAATCCAGTTAAAACAGCAAGAATTACAGCTTAGAGCTGCTGATTTACAGCGAAAATCAGAAAATGATCAAGCAAATGTAGAGATTGATGCTGCAAAATTAGAACAAAACGCTAAATTAGCTCAAGATAAAATAGATTCACAAGAAGATATTGCACAATTACGTGCGAATGTTAATCTAGAAAAACAAAATGACAAGCGCAACAGTTAAATTACAGGAATATTTTACTGAGTTAATGACTTTTGCTGA